TTGAATCTCTGCGTAACAATTGCCCGTTAGAGCAAGAGAGAAAACGAGCGATGCCCAAAATGCATATCCAGTCATCTCTACATTCGGGGCAACACTGAGGAGTGACACAAGAATGTGGTCGGTGCTTTGCTTGCGCCCATTATCGGTAAGCTCATAAACACGAACGGGCAGGGACGCGACTGAATCGGCCAACACGCCAGCGCAGGCATAAACGGTACTCTGCTGAAGTGATGTGGTGACCGTAACATTTTCGCCGCTGACGGTAGGCTCGCCCGACGCCCATGCCAGAAATCCCGATGTAGATAGTGGAATCGCTGGGTTGTTGAGAGGGTCACCGTCGCGTAGCTCAAGACTAGTGAGCTTGGGCGAACGCAGGTCGGCGATGAATTTTGTGAAGGCGGACGTGAGTCCCATACTGGGGGTTCCTTACTGCATAACAAACGGTGTGAAATGTCGCTTCTTCGGCGCGATGGTCACGACCATCGCTCGGCTCAGAGCACAGATGAGGGCGGATATGCCGTCTATCTTTTCGCTGCTCTTGCTCTTGTCTGGCTTGAATGAGCCGGTGGCGTCCTCATCAGCAACGACGTTTGAAGCCATCCAACGCAGCACCGGGTTACCCATGTGAGCAAGATCGTGAGTCATCACGAGTTCAAGCAATCGCTTGGTAGGCCCAGCCAGTGTTACGAACCCCTGACGTACTGGCGAGACGATGAATCCCTTGTCTTGCAGCCAGCTCGCCGTCTCTTGGCAGTTCCACGGGTCATAAGCTATCTCGCGAAGGTCATACATTTCGGATAGCTCGACAATCTTGAGACGAATCGCCTCATAGTCGATGACGTTGCCGTTGGTCAGATTGAACTGACCGTTGCGCGACCATGAGTCATACGGGACCCTGTCTTTCTTGGTACGTTTTTCGATGTTGTCCTTCGGTAAGAAAAACTCCGGCAAGACAACCCACTGGGTACGGTCGCCATAGGGTGGGAACAACAACACGAACGCGGAGATGTCGGTTGTTGTGCTTAGGTCAAGACCACCGAAACACGGCTGTTTGTCCAGTGATTCGAGGTCTATGACTGCGTTGCAAAGCTCCCACTCTTCCATCGGAATGAATGCCTCAGCAGCTTGCGTCCAGATACCCAGTCGCAGTCTGAGAACACCGTTGAGACTCGCGGGGTCTCCCTTGGCTTTGTTGATAGCTTCGCCAAGTTCCTTGACGTTGACTGACACACCCAGGTTCGGGTTCGCTTTGACCCAGTTCGCTGGGTCTTCGAAGTCATCCTCATCATCGAGGCCGCATATCCACGCGAACCATGAGTCATCGGTGTGAATGTCTGACAGAACCTTTTCGCTATAGCGATTCTGTTGACGACATAATGACTCTTCGCCGCTACCCGCCGTCGTGATGGCAATGAATACCGGAGAACGACGTTTGCCCAGTGCGTTCGCCAGCACGTCCCAAAGCTTTCTCGCTTTGAATGACCATGCGTGAATCTCATCGGCGATGATCGCTTGAGGTCTAGGGCCGTCGAGGGAGTCTTCATCGGATGACAGTGGTTGAAACTTTGCACCCGTGTTGCCGGGGATGAACAGACAGTCACGATAAGACTTGATTCGTTTCTTCAGGTCGGGTGATGCTGCGACCATTCGTTCAGCTTCGGCGAATACAATTCGAGCTTGGTCTTTCTTTGTGGCGACTGAGTAGACCTCAGCACCGGGTTCGTTGCTGGCGATTAGCTCGTAAACTCCGAGCGCAGAGGCCAGCATTGACTTCCCATTACCCTTAGCGAGTTCGATATATGCGAACTTGAATCGTCTATAGTCGGTGTCAGCCCAGCGCCAGCCATACAATATCCAGAGCAACGCTTGCTGCCATGGTGCGAGGTTGAAGGGTTGACCCGCCCATTCGCCTTGAGAGTGACAGCAGAATCTTTGAATGAAGTCGATGACGTGCTGACCATGCTTCGGACTGAACTTCAGATTGCGAAGGTGCCCGTCTTGCAAGTCGCGACGATGACGCTCACAGGCGAGTCGCACGAGCTTGCTGGTGGTGAGACTGCCGTTGAGCACGTCACTGATGTATTGCTCGGCTTGATTACTGGGTGACCACGTCATCTATTGCACCCAGATCGGCCATGAACTCAGCGAATGTGTCTTTGGCTTCGGTGGGTGCGGCTTGAATTCTGCTGCGACTGCTCGGCGTCATGCCGAACTCGACTAGGAACTTTCGCATCTGATCGAGCGCAGCATTCGCAATCGTGACGTGGGGATTTCTTAGCGGCGTGTCAGAGTTCTTGAGCTTGATAACAGTGCCGAACTTATCGACACTCTGTTCAGCGGCAACCCAACGCGAGTAAGAAACGCAGTAGGCGGCGAGTGCAGCCCTGTCAATCTTGGTCAGCAGCCCGAGCGCTATAAGCTCGGGAGCTATACGACGCCATTCACGCTTTGCAACTTCGTTCAGATGTGATGGGCACAGAGGTATGCCGGTTGGCTTCGGCTCGTTATTGTTCAGCGGTCGATGCCCTGGGTTGCCTTGTGCTCTGCGTAGAGCGGTCGGTTTGGGTTTACGTCCTGCCAAGTCAGATGACTCCTAATTTCTTTGCATCGTCAGTTCGAATGGGGCCGGTGTAATCGAACGATGCTGTCAGTCGTGACGATGCCGACGTGAATCCTTTTATGCTGCTGGTCTTGCCAACCTTGGCATGTAGCATCGGGGTTGCACGCATGTTCCAATTCTTTGATTTCGCTCGGTGGGTAATCATTGCGGGGTTCGACGTGACTGATGAGTAGGGCTTGCCGGTTGCTCTGAACATCGACGCAACGAACTCAGATAGTGCGTTGCCGATGCCCACGCCCTGATAGTCGGGGAGACATACGGTTCGATGTTCACGCCAGCGTGATGCGGTCGGGTGCGGGAAGTGAAGCACCGCGGTGAACGCGACTGGCTCACTCTTGTAGAGGGCGGCGAAGCACTTGGCTGACTTATTGAGCGACGTGTCTAAATAGTGATGACGCTTGAACCGGTTCCAGAGCGACGTATCACACCTGATGATTTCCAGTTCGATGGGTGGGCGACGACAAAGTGACCTCCACTGAAACTGATTTGTGTGCGGCTCGTATATCCAATCTGGTTGCAGCCAGTCGATAACGTCATAGTGACAACCCACGGCAATCATGCGATGACCAGATAAGCGAATAGACTTCGCTATGGCGGCTGAACCTATCTGTGCGACTGTTCTGTCCACCACACTGGTGAACTCGTCAATGACGAATAGATCGGCGTTCTCAGCCATGGCACGCGCGAGCGTCACACGAAACTGTTCACCGTTGCTGAGACATCTGAAGGGACGCAGCCAGGAGGGTGGGGAACTGAATCCCACTTGAGACAGCATCGCGGTAATCTGCTTTATGCCGAGTGAGCGGGGGAAGTCATCGACAATCGACCTGTCATGTGACCAGTCGAACTGAGTGATGAGCGAGTCACCGAACATCTCACGTGCAAGCGTTGACTTGCCAGACCCGCTGGGGCCGACGATCATGCCGATAGACCACGGTCGAGAATCAATCGGGAGTTCCCCAGACCATTGAACTTCTGACTTGAGAGTCGGCGGGAGTTCGAACATCCCTTCCAGTTGCATGACTCGCGGCGAACGGGTTACAGGGATTGAAACTATGCAATCAAACTTCGACAAGTGAATCCTTCGGCACACAGTCGTTCAATAAGTTCAAGCTGAGACTCTTCAGAGCCGCACTCGACCATCACGCTATAAGTTCCCGTCAGTTCACCTGTCTGGTCGTCTGACACTTCAGTCGAGTCGCCATCGTCCAGCAGCTTGGCAAGCTCGTCATCTGTGAAATAGGGTTTCAGATCCAACTCGTTAGCGAGATTGGCGATGACTTCAGGGTTCCATTCAAAAAACTGACCGCTGCGATTGTCAGCGATGGCAAGCGCCTTGGCTCTGCTGTCTGTCGTCAGATCGAGGTCAGTTCGCTGAACGACTACGAGCTTCGTTCCGTCTGTCTGAACGACTATCGCGTCAGCATCGATGCCGGACTTGAGAGCGGCGTTGACTGTCTTGTTTCCTGCGACGATGACACCGT